GATTCATAATTAGTAATCATAATATCATATATACATCCAGAATTATCATAATCATTCTCTATACTTGATATAGCTTTCTTTTTGGTAACAAACAAAATTCTTTTGCCGTTAGGACTTATGCCCAGCTTTGCCCACATGTAAGTAAACAGCTTCAAAGAGGTAATTGTTTTTCCTGTTCTAACCTCCATGGCTAAATATAAAAACCTAAAAGCTATTAAAACTTCAATACCTTTTTTTACTATTTCTTCTTGGTATGGTCTAAGTTTCAAAGCTTTAATTTTCCGTTGTACTCTTTTGAATGTTTGCTGACAAATTTTATCCACTTGCCTATGTTATCTCTCCCCTCTTCTGGAGCTGTATTGTATTGGTATATGGCGTATGAAGTAAGCCACTTGTAAAATCTAATTCTGCTTATAGTCATTTTAGATTTAGGCGCTCTGTCTGGATTCTCCTCTATAAAATCTAAGTATAAATCATTCTTGTAAAGTTTCTCATTAAACTTAAGTTTATCTTGATGAGGGTTAGTTCCAATCAAACCACACCATTCTATAAAGTCATGCCCTGTTTTTGCAGATAATTTTCTGATCCTCAAATTAACAAACTCACTTTTAAGTAAGCCACTATCTAAATACATTTGCAAATTTTTTATCATATAATTATCAAACTGACACCATTCGTCATCATTCCATTCTCCAAACATAAGTCTTCCAAACTCTACTAAAGGTGTAAAGTCCTTTGTATAATACTGGGCTAATTCCAACTCCCACTTTCTTCTTTCAAAACTCGTACCCTCACCACTAATTGCGTAGTTGGTTGTAATTGCTATCTTTGGAGATTTGCTAAATGGTATTTTAATCGCATCTTTATTTTTCTTTTCAAGTGTTAGTCCTTCTGTTATAACACTAAACAATCTTTCGAAATCAAAATATTTTTTGACATCATCAAAACAAAGTATTTGTGTATCGGCTGATACAGTTTGATAAGCAAAGGATCTTTCAAAATTAAAAGACTTTCCGTCTATAAAAACTAATTTTTTCATATGGCTTAATGCGTTCATAAAAAGCCCTTTACCTGTACCACCTTCTGGGTTGTCTGTTATTACCTCATCATTAAGAATTACTGCTGGGCAATACGCTAAATTTTTCCAGCCATGTAGCATATAACCTATTGTGCTTTGCATAGATTTAATTCTTGAAGAGTCGCTACCACATATGTTAGAAATAAAAGTTTTGTAATTACAATCGCCCACTTCACACAAAGTAAATGTTCTGTCGATTACATGGTCTTTCCATACATAGCCACCCAAATCTATGTAATCTATAGTTTCAATCTTGTTTTTAGTTACTTGAACAGCGCAGTTTTTATAATATAAATACGCTGTGTCTTTTTTATCTTCGATAAAATATACATTTATGGAGGAGAGTAGAGTTAAGAACTCTTCCCTAAAATATCTTGTTCTTTCTGCAAAATAATTATAGATCGTGTAGTCTTCTATCTCTAATAGATAGCTTAATATAAAATCTTTAATTTCTTTTTCAGAGGTGTGGTCGATTAAATTGTTAGTGACTTTAACAAACACATAGTTTTTACTACCCTGTGGGTTGAACTTATAGAAACCATTGTCTTCTAAAAAGTTTTTAAATAATATATGTTCTATTTTAATTACACCTTTATCGCTTTTACTCCAGAATACATTGTTGGAGTTTTCTTCTTCTAATTTATTGATGACTGAATCTACAATAGTGACCTCAACATTGTCATCTATTAGTTGAGATCTAATTTCTTTTTTTGTGACTCCGCTTCTTAATTTATGTTTAATAAAATTTACTTTGTCTTTATCTTCGTAAAACTTTGTGCCAAAATTTTGTCTTTGTGAGTAAGCTGATTGAATAGTTCTTTTTACTTCGGAGGGAGGAAAACTATCTGAGCTGTATTGACTCATTACATATTCAGCTAATGTTTGATTTACACCAAAGTCATTAAAAGCACTCGCTAAAATATATACATTGTTATTTCTTTCTCCCTCAATCATTCCGTACTTTTTTTCCCACCACTTAACTAAAATGTCTACAATTTTATTTTCATCAGTCACAGGAATAGTAGCCTTATTATCGTAACTACTTATCTCATTGTACTCTTGTTCTATAATCTGATCCCACACACTTGAGTTTGGGTTTACATAAATTAATGGATCATAAGATTCATAACAAACCCTTGAAACATTTTTTACACTTACATCAAAAAACTCGCTACCAAAGTGGTGCTGTAATGAATTGAAGTATTGTTTGTGAGTGTCTGGATCTGCTGGTATTTTTACTAATACTTTTAAACCTAATCCACTTGGAGAAATAAAACATGCAAAAGTATATCTATCCTGTGTAATGATTTCTTTTTCCTCAAGCATCATCTTTTCATTTGGAAAACAATCAAAATCCAAACATATTAACCCAGAGTGTTTGCTTAAGCTGTTGTCGTTTCTTTTTGTAAATTGTCCACTAAAACAAATTGCTGGTAATGATTGCTTTATTTCATTTCGTTTTGTCTTGTCTTGCTCTTCTCGGATACGCTTTACTAAATCTTTTGATGCTCCTTCTTTTATCCTTTTTAATACTACTTCGACTTCTCTATAGAAAGGTTGAGAAGTATTTTTAATGTTTTTAAATATAGTTATTTCCATTTGTGTTGACTTTGTGTTGACTTTGTGTTAACTTAATTTTACTTAAGTTATTGATTATTAGTTATTTATATATTTTTTCTTCTTTTAGTGTTGAAAATTAGTTAATAATAATGAAATAAAAAAATATTATAGAGGGAAAAAAATTATATTTAGTTAAAAACATCATCAAAACTTAACACTGTAACAAAAAAAAGGGGGTAGTAAACCCCCTCTTATTTTAGCAGACAGGAATTAAAATGGCAAATCCTGTTCTTGCTTTTCTTCTTTCTTTGCCTCTGGCTTCCAAGTATCCACAGCCACATAATGTGTCTTGCCATACTGATCAGCTTCTCTTTTTTTCTGGACAATAAGTTTAATGTATTTCTTACCACTATACTCAAACATATGTTCTTGTGGTAAATCTGTTAAACAAACAGAACACGCAACTTGATCGCCATCAAATTTAGATGTTCCAGATCCTACATAGATTTTTTCTGACATAATTTATTTATTTTTATTGTTCGTTCCAAATGATTCATTGTAGATAAGATTATATCATTCTTATCTTGTCTACTATTACAGGACATTGGAACTTCTATCCACATAATAGTACCTTTTGGAGTTGGTTTTGGTATCCAGCTCCATAGTTTTTTAAAGTATTTCATGATGTATGTATTGATTAATATCTTCAGTTGAATTATCAGCATAAAATGTTTGGTATATATAAATAGCTTCTTCTACCTTTTGTTTACCTCTAACAATAAACTCATCACTTGGTTTGAATACACCTAATTGATAAGTATTTTTATCAATAACAAAAAACTCTAAAGGTTTTTGAAAAAGCTCTTGGTATATATATGCTTGACTATCGTAATTATATTTTCGTGCAGAATATTTAAAATCAGAAATTGAACTTGATGTCTTGATGTCAATAAGTTTATGAGTGCATACTATATCTGCTTTACCTTTCCATTGTACACCCATAATTTCTGCAATCATTGGCACTTCGTATGCGTTACTTAAATCATTGATTTGCGAACTCATAAAATCATTGTTATTTATTACGTCAACCATTTCATCTAAATTTTCTTTCTCTTTCTGCAAAAGCATTATAGATCCTTCTTTCTCCAGCAAATCTTTATATGCTTTTGTATTTCGGCTGGTAAAATCTACAACTTTATATTGATCTAACTTATTAGGTTCTAATAAAGCTGTATGGAAATACCTACCCTCAAGCATTGCTTTAGTTTGCTCTTTCGGTTTTCTAAATGATTTTGGATCTTTAAGTAATGCGTAAATATCAGAATTGGACAACCATTGTTGTCCATATTTTCCGTAGTATAAAGCATCATCTTTTAACTTATCAAGTGATTCTTTATGCGACATATTTAGATAATTCTTTTTTTACTTTTGCGTTTACGATATAATGCTCTTGTATATCTTTCATTAATAAAGCTAAACTTTTATCTGGGTTTTTCTTTATATGTTGTACAGCATTAGTAAATTCTTTAGTTCCAACTTCTAATTTAACTTTTGTTTTGCCAGTAGCCGTGTTAGTAATTTTAATTTCTTCTAAATCGAAAGCATCTTTTAAAACTTTCATTTTATCTACTGGTGTTTTTAATGGCTTGTCTGTGTAAACTTTTGCATCCGTGTCTGCATCAGTAATAATACCCAGCATAGAAGATAAAGCATATCTTCTAAAATAAGTAATACCAGCTCCGTGAGATTGATACCTGTTCATTCCTTTCATTTCACATTCTGGTATATAAGAATGAGATGTTATTGTTTCTCCTGTAGCAATATGAAACAGCACAGTTTTTAATCCATTTCCGTCAACGAGCTGTGTAAATCCCAAGCCATGTTTTCTTAGTAGAGGGTTTATCTGTGCAATTATATGCTCCAGCTTTACATATTTATATCCGTATCCATCAGTGTCCTTTAATAACACTGGCGCATCTTGTTGAAATTCAGCAAGAGCTTTGTAAATGTTTTTGTTTTCCATTGGTTTAATATTTAATTGTTATTTAATTTAATTTGTAGATCTGCATATTTTTTTAGCAAATTCTCTCTTCTTGTTTTTAAATTTTGAATATGCTTGTCGTTTTTTCTGGTGTTCATTTCAACTTTCATTCTTTTCTCAATCAGGTTTAATTTAAACACACAATTATTAATTGACATTTGCACCTTTCCTTTAGTCCAGCCGTGTTCTAAAAAATATTCATACTCTTTCGGTAGTATTTCTTGATAGTAATGCCCACCTCTCGAGCAGTTAAGTATTTCTATTTTACTTGGAAACCTTTGTATTTTTATCCCACTGGCAATCACTGACTCGCCTTGTGGCATTTGCGTTGTTACCCCAGCATTATCAAGCAGAGCTTGATCCATAACTTCATTTAAAGTATAGTTCATCAAGATTTTATTTTGTCAATCATATCTTGATAATCTTGATCAGCATCAATTAAGGCTTTGGCCTGTTTGTAGCCGTGAATTATCGTAGAGTGTGCTACCTTGCACCCATTGTCCTCCATAAACTTTTGAACGTAAGAAACTCTTATTGGGCGTTCTAAACATAAATAAAACAAAAGTTGTCTGGCATCAACCAAATCTCTTCTTCTGCTTTTATCAAACATTTCATCTAATGTTAAGTGAAATTGCTCTGCAATAGCGTGAGCATATTTATCAAATATTTTTTTCTTCATTGTTATTTTTTTCTTTTAATCTTTCTAATTCAAATTCCAGATGAGCAATCGCTTTTTTTAGATCCTCAATCGGTGTATCGTGTTTGCGTGAACTTCGTAAGCAGTATGTTACGGCAGTACCTATGTTATATGTACAATCGAAATCCGTTACAACATATCGTGCTTGATAGTTTCTTTCTTTGTTCGTTCCAACGTAGTAGTGTGGAACTCTATCATCATTTTTCGACATAAACTTTTTCTTTATTATAGATTATAAATCCATTTGCCTCCAGCAATTTAATTGCGTTTTTAATTTCTTCTTGCTTACCTCGAAAGGTATCAAAAATTTCATTGTGAATTACCATTTGATTTAATTTTAAATTTATATTTTGACATATCATTCTTTATACCTCGTGCAAATTTAGATCTATACTTTTCCTCTTTTTGCAAAAGATAAGCCACCATTCGATTTGTTTTTTCTTCCCTACCACTATATGCAAAATAGTTATTGAAATCAATAATGTTTAATTTATTAATTTCAGATAACTCTTTCTTTATTTTTAATTCTTTTATTAAGTGGTGTGGCATAATTATTAAATAAAAACAGGGGGTAAAACATTTAATATATATTAGTATTAATTAATGGCGTTTTGCCAACCCCCTGTTCAAAACACAAAAACAATTCGTAATGAATAACTTTTGTAAAAATAATAAACTACTTGTTCAAAAACAAATAATATTAGTCCAAATTTTCTTGCACTTTATCAGCATATTCACAGGCTGAATTGTAGATATTTTTATCATACTCTTGTACAAAATCAACGAATAGGTTTAACCATTCGTACAACCCTGTGTTCATAAAATTATCCATATCTCTAACCTCAATATCATCTTCATACTTTAACCCAAAGATAGAATTTACGACAAGTTTATCTGGCTCAAGCAAATCACATAGTTGCTGAATTTGATTTACATCATCCTCTGCTTCCCAATCTTTTCCAAAAGTTAGATCTGCAATTTTCTCCAATCCGTTTTCGGCTACAAAACTATATGTAGACATATAGCGTTGTCTTTTTACTTTTTTCATATTATCCAAATATTATAGGTTGATTACCCTTTCTGTCTTTGTGGGTATAAAATTCTAAAACTTCTTTTATAGTCGGTGCAATAAACTCAT